GTCAATTTTGAGTCAACTTGTTTGGTTCCTGCCGCGGATTGGGCAGTGAGATGGTGTCGTCTAGATCTACACACCGAATTGCCGTATCATAGAGATGGCAAAGACCGTTTTGTTTATAAGGGCAAGTTGATTACTTCAGACGTTTGTGATGTGATTTTCAAACGTGAGTTTGCCCGGAAGTTTTATAAAACTTATTCTGGAGTTCAAGCACATTGTGCGGCGACCGTTGCTGCCATAGTTGCTGCGTATGTGGCTGGTATGATAACAATGGTTGTGGTGTGTAAACTCCTCCCGACTAAGGAGGCTTTTGCAGCATTTTCTGAGAAGTTCATGTATGGACTTGGAAAAGGTCTTGGTGATTCCAAGACTTTTGAGGGTGCAAAGGGTCAGATTGCGGACATTATTGATGAGACCAAAGAGGTTGTCATTGACAAGTATACGAATCTGTTGAAAATTGTGGAAGTTGCTGCTGTGGCGGTTTGTTTCTTCAATTTAGCTCCTCTGTGTCGTACCTACGTACATTGGGCTTCATTGCTTGGGTTAGTTTTGGCGCAGGGATTTGGGCAGAGTATTTATGTCAAATTTCTTGGGTTGTTTAGTCCATCGGCTGAGGCACATGCGGATTCCGCAGGTGTTGAACCATTTGTGACCGTTTTCTTTACGCTTTTGACAGTTCTTTTGACTGGGAAGATTAGCACCTCTTTGGTTACTAATTTTTTCCGTATATCTGACTTGACTGGCTGTAAAGATCTTTTTAAAAATGGGGCTGGAAGTGCAATTTCGACCATTTCTGATTTGTTTGTTTCTTTCTTGCGCTTTCTTGCTACACATCGGTCGAGTGCGGCTGTTAATGAGATTTTGGTTAGGTCTGACATTTTGCATGCGCAGAAAGAAGCGATTAGGTCCGTTCCTACTCTGCTTATTGAGATGCAACAGGCAATTTTGAGTTGCGGGCAGATGTCCGCTGACCCAACGTTGTATCGAAGCTTGGATAGGTTTCAGGACTTAGTTGTTCAGGCACATGGAGTGATGAATGTGTTGGCTGTTGTTCGTGGTTATCCATTTGCTGAACGTGTACACTTCTCTGCTCAGTACATGAAGTTGTACGAGGCGGTGTATGCGGCAGTGAACACAAGGAATGCGTTGAACCGCGTGGAACCGACTGTCATATATTTGAGTGGGCCTGCAGGAATTCTGAAAACTACAGTTGCGGAGGTGATTGCGAAGAAAGTTGCCCAGAGGTTGTGGCCTGATGAGCTACGTTCTGGGCAATATAAGTATGATAGAAATCCGTTACAAAAGCATTGGGATCGTTATTGCAATCAACCAATTTGCAAAATAGAGGAAGCTTTTTGTGCGGTTAAGCCAAAAGCGGGTACAGAGGACGAGGAACATAAGTCGTGGTTGGCATTGATTTCTTCGTCTACATATCCCGTTCCAATGGCGAGTATTAGTGACAAAAAGACTGTTTTCACATCTGAGGTTATAATTTGCACATCAAACACAGCTTTCCCTGAAACTAATGTAAACCGTGAGGCTTTGTTGCGGCGTATGCAAAATCATGTGTTGTTTTGTTGGCAGACTGGTTTTCCAAATAATGTGTTGTCAGACACGAACACCGGGGCTATGAGTGATTTATCGCATTTAGTCATGTATGCACATGATCCTTCACGTGCTCTGCCCGTTCCGTCGGGTGCTGTGGTGCAAAATTTTCCTGGTGGGCGGATCCACCCTGTGACAGTAGAGGAGTTCAACAATTGGACGCTTTTGGCTGAAGACAATGGTGTTCAGCACCAAATTCCAAACGTGGCTGCAGGTGTCAATGTGGTGAACCAACGTGCGTTTAGAGATGAATATAGCGTTGTTACCGTTGATCAACTTGTTGACCGTGTTGTCAATTCTGTTTTGCGTAAACGTGCTCATGCGAATATTGGAGCGGAGGCTCATGGATCCGATGATGATACGACCCCAAAGGTCGTGTTGGTGCCAACAACAAGTACAACTTTTGTTGAGCATCGCTTGATGATTCGACCACCGCGACCCACATTGTCCAATGATAGTATAAAAGATATTCGTTGTTTGACTGATTTAATGAATTTTGATACTGAAACGTTGCGTAGAATGCACGCCAGGAGTTTTGCGTCTACACAAGCACTTTTTCGTGTTTGGGCAGAACGCCAAGTTCCTTTAGATTTTCCTTTGGAGGAGGCTTCCGACCAGGATTTACTTGAGGCTGTGATGAATCTTGTTGTTGATTATCGTGTTTTTAGGAATTCTATAACAACAAATAGTGATACTCACAGAACTCAAGCGCGCTTGGGTGCGCGTGGTTGGAGTTTCACGACGAACATTTTTGGTCAGACAATTGCAACCGGGCCTAACCAATTTAACAGTGTGATCTCTTTTGCATTGTCAGATTTGAAATTTGTTCATTTTACACACCATTTAGATCCACAGGATTTTGAGGATTTGTGTTATTATGCGCGTTGTGTTGATGTGGAACTGAGTGGCGAGTGTTGGTCTTTTGTGAAGGGTTTGTTGGCATCGTTTATAACTGCGTTTATATTTGGTTTGATTTTTAAAGTTTTTGTTTCTGCAATTTCCGCAATAGTTGGGTCTATTTTGAGACTGTGTTTGGGTGGGCCACGTGGTTCGGTTGAGACGTGTGCTCTGGCAGACATAGATCTTATGTTCGCGCGGCGTGATGCTCTAGGGTTAGAGAAGCACGCTAGTGAAGATGGTCATGGTTACTTTGACAAACATGGGAAGCAGTATCACTGGGATCAAGATTCACGAGATTGGAAGCAAATGGAGTCAACTTGCTCAGGTGGTAACAAGAAGAAAGAGACTCAATCTGCTAGCAACCGAAAATTGCGTGGCGCTGCTAGGGCCCATGCTGTGGATTGGTTAGATGATCTTTCTGAAATTGAGGCTGATACATCTCTTGCATCTCATAAGTTGCTGGATACGTTTGCATCCCAATGCGTTAAAATAACGTATATGGGAGACGATCGTATGTTGACAATGTATGGTGTACAGATTGATGGGAATCGTGTTTTGGTGCCCAAGCATTTAATTGCACAGCAGAAAAGGAGCTATTACACATTCCGTGTGCAAACGGATTGTGGTAGTTTATCGTTCAAAGAGTCGGTTCCCGCATCAAAATTGACTTTCTTTTCGGGTGTTAAGGGGGTTTCTGGCTTTAATTTGGAGATGGCTGATGGGATGTTGATAGAGTTTCAAAATTTGAAGATACAGAAGTCTTTAGTCAAACATGTTGCACATAATGTCTTGTCGTTTGGCGGTGTTTTTGGAATGTTGCGGAAGGTTGAGGCTGTGGCCCTGATTCCACGCATTGACGACTCACTTGAAGGTGAGAATCGATGCACTCTAGCTGTGCCATGTGGTCATGTTACAACGATGGGGAATGTCCAGTACAAAGATGGTGCCTATGCGGAATATAGGGCTGATTTGTATAAGACAACCATCCCAGAATTGGGACATGGTGATTGTGGATCTATTTTGATCGTTCGTGAGGACGGTCAGTATAGAATAGCTGGAATTTATGTGGCGGGGGACTCGACCAAGGGTGTTAGTTACTTTCAGCCAATAACAAAGTCCCTAATTGAGCAGTTGGTGGAAAACGCCCATTGTCATGGTTTTGTTGAGTACCCCCCACATGATTTGGACGTTCCGCTATCGAGGTCGATAACAAATCAATGTCCAGCATTGGGGCGTTACTCATTTGCGGATAAACCAGGAGTTTGTAGCATACCACCTTCGGAGATTTTTCCTTCCCCCTTGCAAAAAGAGAAACCTCATTTGTTTGGACATCCAGTTTTAACAGCCCCCGCAAAGCTTAATAAATTGTCAATGCAGAAAGCAGTGGATAAGAAATGGCATGTTCCGGGTTTTTTCGACACGACGTTTTTGGAGGCTGCTGGGGATTGGGTTAAACAGGATTTGGCAGCTTTTATAAAACCGTGTTCGAGAAATTCTCTACAAGATTCCATGGATGGGATTACTCACTATGGTGAGTCTTCAAAATTGGCCATGGATACATCGCCTGGGTTGCCTTGGACATTCCAAAAGAAGGCGGGCTCCCCCGGAAAAACCGACTTTTTCGATTTCGTAGATGGTCGGTATGTTCCAAAGAGGGAGGTCGTTTCTGCTGTCGAAGGTGTTATCGAGGGTAGAGAAAGAGGGTTGATAAAACCTGGGTTGTTTCGTGGAACGTTGAAAGATGAGCGAAGAGATATTGAGCGTGTCTTGGATTCAAAAACGAGAATATTCACCGCGGGTTCAATGGAAAAAGTAATTGCTGATAGAATGTTGTTTTTGGACTTTGTGGTTCAGTTTAAAGCTAATCGTTTGGAGATGCAACATGCCTACGGTGTGGATCCTGAAAGTACTGAGTGGAATGACATGATTCAGAAGCATTTGGCAATAGGGAAGAAACATTTTGGTTTTGACTACTCGGGGTTTGACGCATCAGAATCTTTGATGTTGTTGCAGATGGTTTCTGAGTGTATTGCAACCTGTTTTGTGGAAGAGGACAGGAAACATGTGGTTTGTTCAGGTCTTGAAAGTTTTAATCATTTTGTGGTGATAGATGGAGATCTTTACCACTATCATCAAGGGAATCCATCTGGTTGTACAATGACAACCGTGTACAACACCATAGCGAATTGGATTTTGTTGTATTATGCTTGGATTAAATTGGCTGCGACAAATAACTGCCCTTTGACACGAGGATTTTACAAGGAAAATTGTGTTGTGCATGCATATGGTGACGATTTTATTTGCACTGTTTCAGATCAATGTTCATGGTTTAACGGTGAGACTATTCCGCCAATTTTGGAGGTGTGTGGCGTGAAGGCTACAGCGCCTGATAAGAGCGAGTGCAAGAAGTTTTTGCCTTTGGAAGATTTGACGTTTTTGACGCGCTCTTTTGTGAGGAATACTATGGGTGGTAGTGAATTGTTGTTTGTGGGTCCTTTGCCCAAATGGTTGTTGGAGGAAATTCCAATGTGGTTGCACAAGGGAGCTGAAGATAATGATTTTTTGTCCACTGTCAGGACTGCAGTTAGAGGCGCGGCGTTCTGGGGTCGTTCCTATTTCAGTTGGTTTTTGTCATGTCTGCGAGATAGTGACACTGGCAGAAAGTTTTTGGATTTGCTTGACACTGAAGCGATTTATTGTCAGGCTTCACGTCCTTTTGTGTGTGGAAAAAGTCGTGTCATTGAGCGTGAACGGGTTTGCTTTAATTGGCGATCAAAAGAGTACTCCCGTTTGAGTAATATGTATGAGTGTCCTGTCATGTACAAGAAAATTCAGTTTCGTAGTGCAGAAGCGGCTTATCAGTGTGCAAAAGCATTCTTTTGCGACGACTCCGAACCACTGCGATTTGAGGACATGACAGCGCTTGAGGCCCAACGTTCTGGGAAAAGGATTGTGGTCAATTCAGCGTGGAATAACTCTCGAGTTAAAGTGATGGAAGAGATACTACAGTCGAAATTTTCAAATCCAGAGATGTTGGACGCTCTTCGTTCAACAGGTGATGCTGTTTTGATTGAGTGGACCCCCAATAAGTTTTGGGGGTCCGGCTTACGCATTGACACGGATCCCCGTGTTCAGAGCGACATCCCAGGTGAAAATTACCTGGGGCGTCTCCTCATGGATGTGAGGAGGAAATTTTGTGTTTAAATTCGTTTGCTAGTTACGTGATTTAAATTTGTGCTAAAGCTATGGCGGAAGGTAACGATATTGGTTCTGGCGTTGCGATGTCCCTTATGGACAATCGCGTTGATTTGAATGTTGCGGCTGGGACAATGGATGTTGTCAAGTCGTCTCAATCGTTGAATGTGGGTGGAGTTCAACCCACAACCCGTTCTACCGTTTCTGATATACTGAAGCATGAGACAACGTTGTCTTATGTTTCAATTGCTCCCTCTACAACTCGTGGTACGGTTTTATACCAAACTCCGATAGATCCTTCAGCTTTTAATTCGGCAGGTTCACCCTCTCGCGTTTCTTGGTTGTCTCGTTTGTATCGTTTTTGGCGTGGAGATGTAAAGTTTAAATTTGTGTTTACTAAAACTATTTTGCAGCAAACAAAAATTTTGGCGATCTTCGTGCCTGGAGCTGGTCCTAATGATCCAGCCCCAACCCCAGATCGTGCTTTCTTTTATAGTCATAAAGTTTTAATGAACCCTGCCAATGAAACAGATTGGAGTTTGGATGTTCCCTTTGTCTCTGACAAGCCATTTCGTTTGATGGGTGAGCCCACTGGTATGCTCTACGTTCTTCTCTTTCAAAACATGGTTGTTTCCAGTGCTGATGCTTCTGACATTTATTTTAGTATGTTCATTTCTGGTATTTCCCTTGATTTTCACGAGTTTGTGCAACTTCCAGCGATTGCAGCTCAGTCAATGATTATGCCCTCTGACGCTTATATAATTGAAACTTATCTTGGTGCCACAAACACAGCAACGCCTGTTGGGAATAGAACTTTTCTATCAGACAGTGGAGCAACACTGGCGACAACTACAGGAAATGATGCTTTTGTGGCTCCAGCAATGATCCCCAATGGCACACCAATAGGTGCTTCTGTTTTGGTCCCTTCTTCAGTTCTTTATAATGCAAATACAATGCGAACCATTGCTGGAACCCCTTTTGGTCAGTGTTCATCTCAGAGGACTGTGGAATTTGTACAGACGACAGTCCCTGATGCTGCTGCGGTCGGACTTTGTGCGTTT